AAACCGTAAAAAAGGTAACCTTGAGGTCGAGATTGTACACACTCGAAGAGACCAAGGCAATGCCGCTTCTGCGTTTCCAAGAAGTGTGGGTGATTGTTAAAGATTCGATGTACGTAAGCGACTGCTTAGATCGCGAAAGAAGAAGTTTAGTGAGCTATACATCTAACAAGGATAAAGCATTGTATTTCACGTGTCACGAAAAAGCTAAGATGACTATGCGTGTACTAAAAGGTACGATAGGTCCAGGCTTCGATATAAAAAGATTTTTTATTGAAAACAAGTAAAATTTTAAAAGTAGAGCTCACGTTATGGCCACGCGATTCGCAGGAGATTTTTTTGGCATACCTTTAGTAGAGGAAAAACAGAAAAGCTCTATGTTACTAGATTATTATCCTGAGCTCAGGAGTATTAAAAAGCAAGATACAGAAAAAGCAAAAGCCTCGACTAATGAAGGGGCTCGGATGTACGGCGGTGCTCAGGCAGCGCCTACTTTCGTTGGTTTTAAGAAGTTTGAGGTCGGCGACAAGACGCAAAAAGCAGCTCCTGTATTTGCAGGTTTTAAAACCTTTGAGCAGATTAAATAGAGAAAGGTCTTAACGCTTTATACTGGAGGGATCCAGTTAGTTAGGCCACTTAAAGCAACTTCGCTTTGGTCTTTAATTTCCATGACTGCAACTCCGACTGCTGCTGCAACTACCACGGCTGTTCAAGCGCTCCCTGGAGCTACGCGTTTCGGTCGTTCAGTTAGACGTGCTGGTCAGATTTTTGGAATAGACCTTGCCTCATTATTTGATGATACTGCTGAGGGCGAAGACGGCACCAGTGGCTTTGAGGGATTCAGCCCAGAGTTCACCATACGAAGCCAGCGTATAGGACGAAGCCCAAGCACGCTCGGGTACAAGGCTCCCCTCACACAGCCGGGAGAAACGATATTTAAATTAGCGGAATCAGTGCCAAGTGCTGTAAGCGTAACTAATCAAGTTAACGCACCCTCAACTTCTAGTGCTTCTGCAGCACCTACAACACCCGCTCAAGATTACACTAATCTGTTTAGTGGACTAAACCAGAAGATTAGTGACCTTACAGATTTAGTTAACAGGCAGAGACAAACACCTGCTGCGCAAACAACTTCTAACCAACAACAAGCTACAAGCGAGCCTACAAGTCAGACTACAAGTCAGACTACAAGTCAGCCGCAGGCCCCTACGTACCAGTCGTTTAACTTAGGCGATCCCAATGTGGGTGGCATGAAATCGGTAACCGCTGCTTTGGGTGCGGGCTTGACGCCAAGTGAAATTCGCAGCCAGGCAAATCAGGCAAACGTTACCTTTACTCCTGCGGCCGCCACGCAAGTGGCTCGCGCTACCAACATCCAACAGTTCAATCAGTCTGGACCCGCGTTTGCTGCGGCAGCGGTAGAGCGTGCCCTCGAATCAGGCTTACGCCCCGGTGAAATTAAGAAGGCTGCAGAAGCTCAAGGTGTGAACCTGACCGCTAAGGCTCTAGAACAGATTAAAAAAGCACGCAACTAGAAAAGCAGCTAAGCTTAATTAGCTGCTTCTCTAAAGAGTGAAGCTTAAAAAATTAATCCTTGAGAAACTTGGGGTATGGCTAAAGCTGTACCCCATTTTTGCTGCGAACGAAGAGGACCGACAACGTATTATCGAAGCGGCAGAGTTCCAACCGAATGACGTCTACTGATTACTGTCTCAATGTCGAGCGAAAAAACAGGAAATTAGAAGTCGCTTTAGTAGCAAACGATTCGAACCACGCGCAGGCTCAGGCGTCAGACATAGCTCGTGCTCTACAGGCAGATACATTTTCACTATCGTATAAGAGCGCACCTGAAAGCAGTTTAGCCACTCTATTCAAAAGACTCGCTACCAGTGATTTCGAGCACGGGCAGTGCGAGGAGTGGGCTGGGTCTTACTGCAACGGATCGCCAGTCGTTTACGCGCTAGGACACAAGTACTACGTGCGTCCCCTGATACTAGATTATCTTGAAATTAACAAGGACGGTTGCGTCAAGCCTTCCTGCGGAAACCGCGTGTGTGTCAACCCATATCACAACTCTTACAAGAAGATGAAGGGATCAAAACTGGGGGACGCCGACACGAATTTGGTACTAGCATTCTCCAGCCAAGGCGTCCCTGTAAGGGAGATAGCCAAGGCACTCAAGGTACACCGCTCAACGATTTACCGAACGTTAAACCGTGAACATCTTCATGCTCGGGCTGCGGATCACTGATGCAGCTAACACTGACGAAAACAAAGTCGTACACGTCTTAGCTGAGTCTCTCCCTTCAAGCGATCGTCGCGTCGCCACGAAGGTTCAGCTTTCAATGAAGGAGGACCACTACAACGGAAAAATTTTAAAAACTCTCGAAGAGAAGCAAACGATCTTTGCGATCGGCCCGACGAAGACAACACCAGATGGTGTACTTCAGATGCAGCCGATGCTCGTTGTGACGAACAACAACTGGGATGATCTTCTTGCGGTTAACTTGTTTGTTTCCACGGGTGGGCTCGGTCCAGTGACCGAAGAAACCCAGCTAGCAGATAACACAGTTACGAACCGTTCGCTTGCGTGGCAAGACGAAAAGGGTGAAACTTCCTGGTTCAAGCTCACCGCATGGGATGCTCTCTCAACTCAGTTGGCTGAGTTGGCTCCAGGGACACCGACGATCGCTGTTGGACGTGTAAGCACTAGCGAAAAAGAAGATCGTAAGTATCTTAATTACGGTGTAGAGAAAATTCTCTATCTACCTCGCAGCAAAAAAGCTGCTCCTGCCAAGGCTGCTGACCCTGATAAAGGTAAGGTCTCCACGGCTGCTCTCGGTTCTCTGGACTTCTCTCTCTAATTAACGGCCATGGTTTTTATTGCTGGCAAATTTTCGGCTGATGAGATTCTCTGTCAAATCCCGCCGCACACACTTCGAATCGATCTTCAAAGCCGCTATTGGAAATCCGATACTGACAGCGAAGCGGCGATCGTCGACAGTAACGGTAATGGGATACCGATTTCGTTTGTCTTACTTGGATTCACGCCGTATTTCGGCAATCTCGGTATGCGAGCGCACGAAGAGTTTATTCGCATCGCTTACATTGGTGTTTCACCTAATCACCGTCTGCTTCCACCTCGCTGTGTATGCACTAGCATCATCAGTGGTAAGTCGTCTCAGAGGAACTTCATCTCGTACTTCCAGACGCTCTATAATAACCGTATAAACGTTGGTGAAGTTATTACGGAAACTAAGTTCGTTCAAAAGTCTTTCAACGAACGAGATCCGATGACGGGAGCTGACGGAGCCAAGATCAATTACAACGTCCTAGAGTTCAGAGACCGTCCAGCTCAAACGGATGAAGAGCAAAAGCTCATCGAAGACATCAGTAATTGGCTTGACGCTGGTTCAGGAGATTTGGTGGCGTCTGCTCTACGCAGCACTATCTCCGGCGCTCATTTGGTTGAGTTACCTCTGGGAGAAGACCACGCGGCGATTAAAGAAGCTTTCATGGAAGCTAACCCGAAGCGTCTAGATGGCGTCGCACCCGCCGGTCTGGCCGCGCTTCCCGCTGGTGCTGGTACACCTGGTTCAAAACCAGAAGCCGAAGAGCCGCCTAGTGCTAAGAAGGCTGCGCCCAAGAAAGATCTTACGGATGAGCAGAAAGCAGCGTTAAAAGCTGCTGGACTGGATTTCTGATGTAAGCTCTACTCGGATTGTTCACACCAAGGGGCGCCACACAAGCGCTCCTTTTTTGTGCCTATAGCTCAAGCAAGTCACCAAAAGAAGGTAGGTGCACACCATAAGCAACACAGTATTTTACGATATTCTCTAACAGCTTTGCTCGTATCAAGTAGTTCGCGTAAACGACTTCCAGTACCTCGCGGGCCTCTTTAGGGCTAAGCTTGCTCATACCGTCCAGAAAGGCGCGGTGGGTGAACTGCTGCTCAAGCGTCAAGTGCGAGCGGAGCTTGTCTATCAACTGTTCCGACATGACAAATTTTTACCGCGTACCTCGCTACATCTTTGATCCTATCCGTAATGCAGGCCTGGTGGATGGTGTGATCCTTCTGCCATATGACCCTGAAGGAGACTTAGAGAAACAAGTCAGAAAGGCAAACGTAAGTGACATACTCTCGAATAACTGCGAGGAGAACCTTGTAGACCTGGATTGGTGGTCACAGCAAAAAGGAAAAGTTGACTGGGTTGTAGCGATAACTCAAGGAATGAAAGACTACACAAAATGGGTAACAGAGTGTGGTCTTCAAGCAGCTAGGAAAGGTGTGTGCGTTTTAGATAGGCTAACTTTTCTTGAGCCCACACGGGCACGCGAAGATTTCTTACAGGACGCATCTCTCACAAACATTAAGATCTTAAGCCCAAGGCCTTCATTCCGTGCTGATGGTACTAATTCAAAAGATCCTGTGACGTCTGCGTGGTTCGTGTTTCAAAAACCAGGAGCAGCTCAAGTCAATACAACTATCGATTTCGAAGTAAATTGGCACCGCCCACAGGACCTCAAGCTATGAGCAAGCGTCTTCTTCGACAGTTAGATCAGTTAATCGAACTGCAGAAAGAGCAGACCCGTCAGCTTGATAAAATCACTGCATTACTTGTGGGCCAGCAGCTGCTCACAGAATGCGTTGATTACCAAGGAAATGCTCGTTCGCCTGAAGACTGCGCTGAGATCACCATTGAAGGGTTCTCAGCTGCTCTTTGTCTAATGGGTGAACTGGATCAGCGAAATCGTGAATATCAGTATCAAAAATCTGAGTTCTTTTTAAACGATGACGAAGAAGACGAAGATGATGAAGATGATGGTCCCGTAATGTCAAGTTCGTTCTAATATATTTAAGAATTGACACGT